GATACATCTATGAATTTGATAATGGGTTTGGTGCATCTGTAGTTAAACACTCTGGTTCTTATGGTAGCGAAAAGGGATTATATGAAATCGCTGTACTTGACTCTGATGGTGATTTGTGTTACAGTACACCTATAACTGATGATGTAATCGGTTATGCAAATGAAGATAAAGTATTGGACACATTACATAGGATAAAATCATTATGAACTTTTTTTACTTAGATGAAGACCCATTTAAGTCCATTGAGTATCATTGCGATAAACACATTGTCAAGATGCCTACAGAGTACAAACAGATGTTGAGTACTGCACATAGGGTTCTTGATGGTGAGTTGTACATTGATAGGACTAAAAACGGTGCAAGGATTAAACGGTGGAAACACCCAGACCGAAAGATGAACAGAGATTTATATCTTGCTGGTCATGTTAATCACCCTACGAATATTTGGTTAAGGGAGTGTACAGAAAACTATATGTTAATGTTCACATACTATAAGTTGATTTGTGATGAATATACATATAGGTATGGGAAAGAACATGGTGCAAAAGACAATTGGTGGATATTCAGAAATCCACCTAAGAATATGCCTAGTCTAGGTTATACAACACCAGTACCTCAGGCAATGAAAATGTTCCCAGAGTGTATGGTTGAAGGCGATACTGTTCAAGCATATCGTAACTTCTACAAAGTTGCAAAAAGGAGTTTCGCAACATGGAAAAACAGACCGATACCAACTTGGTTCAAGACCCAGAGCCAGAACGATACTATGATTGGATGCTTTGGAAACTTAGACAAGAAAATACACTTGAAAGAAGTCGCATGACAACTATGTCAAGAGAAGATATGTGGAAGAAAACTGTTGCAGATATGCAAGGAGAAATTCATGCATTGCAGAAAACAGTTGTCAAACTCCAAGAACAACTTACTAAACTACAAGACGAAACAACACCGATATATAGTAGTAGTGAGTTAGAACAAATGGATACATCTGATATTGCATTATCTGGCCCAGAGTACAGACAAAGGTATAAGACATAATGCCAACATATAATTTCAAGAATACTAAAACTGGTGAAGAGTGGGAAGAGTTCTTTACATTGAGTGGTAAAGACTTGTTCTTAGAACAAAATCCAGACGTAAAACAAACGCCTTCTATGTTTTCTATTTCTGCATCTGGAACTGGTGATAGAGTTAAAAATGATGCTGGGTGGAAAGAGAATTTATCAAGGATTGCAGAAGCACACCCAACTACTCCATTGGGTAATAAATATAATAAGAAGACTATCAAAGAACACAAGACAAGACAAGTCTTAAAAAAACATGGAGTATTGTGATGGCGAAAAAACAAGACTTAAAAATTGATGATTTAGTTACAATTAAACCTATTACTGATAATCAGAAGTTAGTATTTTCAGAATACAAAAAAGGTAAAAATTTATTTCTGCATGGTGCTGCTGGAACTGGTAAGACATTCGTTTCGTTGTATCTTGCACTACAAGAGGTATTAGACCCATCTACACCTTACGAAACTGTATATGTTGTTAGAAGTGCAGTTCCTACAAGAGAGATTGGTTTCTTGCCTGGTGATGAAGAAGATAAGACAGCGTTGTTTCAAGTTCCATATCAGAACATGGTACAATTTATGTTTGAACAACCATCAGACCAAGCGTTTAGTATGTTATATGATAGACTAAAAGCACAAGGTTCTGTTATGTTCTTGACAACTTCATTTCTTCGTGGTATAACATTAGACAACTGTATTATTTTAGTTGATGAATGTCAGAACTTGAACTTTCATGAACTAGATACAATTATGACTCGTGTTGGACAAGATTCAAAGATTATATTCTCTGGAGATTTTTTCCAAACCGATTTAAAACAGAACGGCGAAAAAGAGGGTATGGTTCATTTCATGGAAATCTTAGATGATATGGAAGAGATATCTTCAATAGAATTTAACATTGGTGATATTGTACGGTCTGGATTAGTTCGTAGTTATCTTATTGCGAAAACAAAAAAAGGGATTGAAACATAATGCCAAAAATATTCAGACAAACAGCAGTACATGAACCAGTTAAGAAAGGTACTTCCATTGGAAGAAAACCTATTTCTTCTACAATGAACAAACACAAACGTAGAAGTTATAAAAAATATAGAGGACAAGGTAGATGAAAGAAAACTACGATAAATGTTTGGAAATGATTCTTCACCATGAGGGCGGTTATGTAAATCACCCAAAAGACCCAGGCGGTGAAACTAATCTTGGTGTTACCAAGAGAGTTTATGAACAATGGGTTATGGAAAATGACTTACTCACAAAAGACATGAAAGACTTGGAGTTTGAAGATGTGGCACCAATTTATAGAAAAAATTATTGGGATAGAGTCAAAGCAGATTCGTTACCTCATGGTGTTGATTTGTGCGTCTTTGATTTTTCTGTTAACGCTGGTACTGGGCGAGGAGCAAAGTATTTACAGACTATTGTCGGCGCTACTGCTGATGGTGCCATTGGCCCTAATACACTTAGACAAGTAGATGAGTGGGTTGCTACAAGATGTGAAGAAGATTTAGTACTAGAATATTCAGAGGCAAGACGTAGGTACTATAGAAAATTAAAGACTTTCGATACCTTTGGTCGAGGGTGGTTAAGACGAGTTGACGAAACAGAAGTTGAAGCGTTAAGATTAGCAGGGGTATATCTGCAAAACTAAAGTGAGGTTATATAATGTTTATACATAATGAAGTAAGTGTTCCAGAATTATCAACAAAAAATCTAAATCGTAAAAGATTTTATCAAACTCCAGATGGTAAACTTTATCCATCTATTACTACTGTTTTACAAAAACGTAAAATGGCAGGACTTATGGAATGGAGAAAGAATGTTGGTGATGATGTAGCAAACTATATTGCAAGAACTGCCGCTCATAGGGGAACTAAGGTTCACCATATGTGTGAAGACTTCTTGAACAATAATTTTGATGAAGAAACTCATAAGAAGAACTTTCTTCCATATGTACTATTTGGTCAAATGAAACCAGTACTTATGCAAAAAGTGAATAACATTCTTGCACAAGAGTGTGGGTTGTATACCGATAAATATAAGGTAGCAGGACGAGTCGATTGTATTGCAGAATACAACGGTGTCAAATCTATTATTGATTTCAAAACTTCAAGAAAAGAACGCAATGATGAGTGGAATGAGTCCTACTATATTCAAGCGTCTGCGTATGCAGAAATGTTTGAAGAACGAACTGGAATTGAAATTAACCAGATTGTAATTCTAGTTGTAACAGAAGATGGAGTTGTGCAAGAGTTTGTTAAAGACAAGGGTGAATATATTCCCATGTTAGTAGAAGCGATTGATGACTTCACTTCAGATTGGGAAAAAGAAAATGAAATGGTTCATAGTAGTAGTAATGATGTGGCAACCTAGTGGACACACACCACTTTGGATTCCATATATTAGTTTTGAAACAAAAGAAGAGTGTTTATCTCATGTAATGGTGAATCAAGTTGGTCTGTTTGCAAAAGCAATAGAACAATATAATGGTCAAATACCACCACAACAAATATCATGTGTTCCAGAAAAAGGACTACAAGAACTTATCAAACCAATTGACCAACAAATAGAAGAGGATAAATCTAGTGTTTGAATACAAATGTAAAATGGTCAAAGTAGTTGACGGCGATACAGTTGACGTTGACATTGATTTAGGATTTGGTGTTTGGTTACGAAAACAAAGAATTCGTTTGTATGGAATTGATACACCAGAATCAAGAACTTCTGATGATGTTGAAAAAGTATATGGATTGGCTGCAAAAGACTTTTTAATTAAATGGACTAATGCAGGCGACCTTACTTTAAAAACTTTCAAAGATGGTAAGGGTAAGTTTGGACGTATCTTAGGTGAACTATGGTTTGGTAGGACACATAATATCAATCAGATATTAGTAGATAACCACCATGCAGTTCGTTATCATGGACAATCAAAAGAAGAAATCGCAGAAGAACATATTACAAACAGAGCAAAAGTAAAAATATGATGCTCAGTACTGTTTATGGAATATATGTGGTTCTTGGTATGTCATTGAATTATAATGAGGTTAAATTGAACACAAATGTTCCACCTTTCTTAGATTTAACAAGTTGTGTTACATATGTAGAAGAAAATAAAGATGATATTTTTAAGTCTGCATCAATCGCTTTTGGGGAATATAAGATTCGTGAAATGGGTTGTGTAGAAGTTATCAATAGAAAGTTTGTACCTATTCATACTTTTGACTTGACTTCTTAAACACCTTATGATATAAATAAGACATAATTCGTTGATACGATTCAACGCATGACTAGGACATGGGGGCAGTACCCATCACCTCCACCATGAATACTTGTCCAGTACAAGGCCTTCGTAGACCTTTGTTGGTACATGGGTGGTTAGACATCTTAGGATTTATCGGTGTGGCCCACCGACAAGTATTCATGATGGGGGTGAACTAGGTTCGACTGGTATGTAGAGATGAGAGTAGAATTATCGGTTGACTGCGTAATAGGTCAAAACTGTAAATGCAAACGACAATTTTGCATCTGAGGATTTTGCACTCGCTGCTTAATCGCTCTGAGGTTCGGTGGTGTCCTTGGAAACAGAAACACCACCACTTAATTTATTAGGAGATATCATGAGAGAATTTATTTACGATAGTTGGAATGGTGTCATGGATATGGATAGAAATCCATTAAGACATATTCCAGATTTAAATACAAGACACATGGTGCTTCAAGTCCTTGCATGGATGTGGTGCATAGTGTTCAGTATGTGGGTAGG